AGCGAGCGAAAAGGCAAAGGCTATTTGGGGATTTTCAGATAAAGATATTGACGCTCTAAGATATTTCGTTTGTCAATCCAGGCATGAAAATCATAACCCTTCAATGAATAAATCGATATACTTGTGGGGGCAGGAAAAGCAAACAGGCAAAACAACCATCGCGAGGGCAATTGTAACTATTCTTAACGGTGATAAGTTTGATAACTTCGGGCGGTATGAAAGCAGTCTAAAGGCGGAATTACAGTACAACGACCATGAGTTACCATTATCGGCTTATTGCAATGCCGTACTACTCGACGAGGCAATGCCGAAAGATGCGAGTAAAACGTATGGAGGGGTGAAGCAGGCGTTAACATCGGACACAACAAGGTATAACCAAAAATACAAGTCTATCAAGACAATACCCGTTAAGCGTTACTATTTTTGCACCTCTAATGAACCAGCAACGGATTTTATTCAGGATAAAAACGAGCGACGTTTTTACGTCATCGAAATGAATAAAAAGCCTAAACAGATATCATTTAAAGAAATTTATTCTATTTGGAAAGACTTTTGCACCAATGCCGAACCTGAAGAGGATTGGCAGGAGTGGTACAATTCATTTGAATTTGCAGACGGTGCCGGAACAAGAGATATGAACGAGGTGATAAATGAGTTGATATTGAGGCGTGAGGAGTTTTTTCCTGACGGTAAAACGTATGTTACACCCGTCCAAATTGCACGGTTGATTTACAAGAACGAGCCGTCAATAAGTCAGAAGCAAGCGGTAAGGTCGGCGATGGAGGAAATATTCAATGATTTCAGGGTGGCAAGCAATCCTTCAAATTACAGAACATCTGACTGTTATTCAAAGGCTTTAGAGTTATATAATGAGTTGAGTTTCGAGGACAAGCAGAGCGGAAAAATAGCGGAGGAGGTGGAGAATGATTTACCATTTTAAAAGGAGGATAATATGAAATTTGAACAATTAGGAAATATAAAGCTGTACAATGGCGATTTAACGAATGCAAATTATAGAGATATGGATGAAGGTAATAGAAAGTCCTACAAGACAATAAATGTAGACAAAAAACAGGTTAGGCTTCATAGATATCTTATGGAGCGAAAGATGGGCAGAAAGCTGGGTAAGGATGAAATAGTTCATCATATTAATGGGGATAAGTTTGACAATAGGATTGAAAACTTAGAGCTTATTAGTCGGGAGGATCATATTCGAGCACACCCAGAAATAATAGAAAAAAGCATAATACATAATACCCTTAATCTTGATGAGCATTTAATTATAGAATTGTATAAGACAAAAAACATAGCAGGTATAGCAAGTGTATTCAAGGTTGCCCCTATGACCATTTGGGCTGTATTAAAACGAAATGGAATAAAAACAAGAAAATTAGATCGTGCAGACTGTATGGAAGTGATGAAGACATTTAAGGATAAGCAGTTTTCGTTAGCTATTTGCGACCCGCCGTATGGGATTGGGATAAGCGATAACCCCGTAAGGCAACAGCATGAGAAAAAACAGTGGGATAACAAAATTCCTGATGTGGATTACTTTGATGAATTAAAGAGAGTTAGTAAAAATCAAATTATATGGGGTGGGAACTATTATGATTTACCACCAACTCAAAATTATATTGTATGGGACAAAAAGCAGCCACATGACTTTAGTTTGGCTATGTGCGAGCTGGCATGGTGTAGCATTCAAAAACCAATAAAAATGTTTTCGTATAGCGTTTTAAATGAAAAAAACAAAATCCACCCTACTCAAAAACCCGTCCAACTTTACAAGTGGCTACTCCAAAATTATGCTAAAGAGGGCGACACAATTTTAGACACTCACTTCGGAAGCCTATCAATTGGGATAGCTTGTCACGATTTATGTTTTGATTTAACAGCCATTGAGTTAGATAAAGATTATTACGAGATGGCAAAGAAAAGGTTAATTAACCATCAAAAACAATTAACATTATTTTAAAATGATTTACCATTTTAGCGCAAAATTCAACAATGACCCTCATGTGTATCACGGTGAATTCAACAGCATTTATGAGCCTGACAGGATAAATGATAATGTCAAAGAAAAGATATTAAGGCAGGCAAAAACCGAGTTAATAAACAGGATGAGGGGTGATTGGCAGAAGGAGGATAAGGATATAATAATGTATCAGGTTTACACTCATAACCGACCAATTGATTTGAAATTTAAAAATAAAGCGAATGAAGTGAGAGGGGGCGATGGGAGTGAGATAATGATTTTTGAGTATAAGAAAAAGTAGTAATAAATAAAAAAGTAACCATGTTAATAAGAGACAATTATCAGAATTTCAAAGCCTATCAATTACCTAAAGCACAATTAATCATTGCGGATATACCATATAATGTTGGAAATAATGCTTACGGCAGTAATCCAAGTTGGTACATTGATGGTGACAGAAAGAATGGAGAAAGCGACAAAGCTGGTAAACAGTTCTTTGATACGGACAGTAATTTTAAGCCTGCTGAATTTATGCACTTCGCAAGTCAGATGCTTAAAAAAGAGCCGAAAGAGAAAAACGCCGCACCTTGCATGATCGTGTTTTGTGCTTTCGATCAACAAATGTATCTGATTGACCTTGCAAAGAAATACGGATTAAATAACTATATAAACCTTGTGTTTAGAAAGAATTTCAGCGCACAGGTGCTAAAGGCGAACATGAGGGTTGTAGGTAATGCCGAGTATGGGCTAATCCTTTACCGTGACAAGCTGCCAAAGTTCAGGAATGAGGGCAAAATGGTGATGAACGTAATGGACTGGGAGAAAGATTCAGATAGCCCAAAATTACACCCAACACAGAAGCCGATACCATTATTAGAACGATTAATTAAAACGTTCACAGATGAAGGCGATGTTGTTATTGATCCATGTGCTGGAAGCGGGAGCACGTTGATAGCTGCCGAGAATCTGAAGCGCAAAACATATGGGTTTGAGATCACAAGAGAGATGCACGTCAAGGCAAGTGCGTGGATTGAACAAAACAGAGTGAAGAAAAAAGAGATCCGTGAATTGGGATATGCAAAAACAGAGCTGGAAAAGATTAACCCAATGCTATTTTAATATCATGAGCAACCTAAAACTATATAACTACCAACAGCGAATAGTAGAATTTTGTAAAACAACAGACAAAATAATCCTAAGCGTTGGCTGCGGCTTGGGCAAAACAGCCTCCGTACTGCATTATATCAATGAATCAAAACCAAAATCATGCATCATTATTGCACCCAAATTTGTGGCAAATCATGTATGGAAGCAAGAGTGCATTAAGTGGAATTTGCACGAATTGCATGAGAAGCTGGTGATTTGTTGGCACTACAATAAGAAGAAGAGGTTAGATATTATCCGGGAAGCGTATGAGAGCGGGAAGTATCTTATCGTTACACGGGATAATGTAGGCGATATTTCAGACATGAAGCTGGAGTTTGATTTGCTTGTAATGGATGAGTTGACGTCATACAAGAACCATGACGCTGGCAGAAGCAAAGCGGTTTATAATATCAACGCAAAACAGCGAATAGGGTTGACTGGTACATTTATTACGAATAGCGCAATTGACATATACGGTCAATTAGTGGCTGTTGGATTTGGTAATAATGCACCGCAAAAAGATATTAACAGGGGGTTTTACAGGTGGAGGGCAACACATTTCAGAGATGTTCTGGCTGGCGCTGGATTAAAGTTTCAAAAATGGCAGAACGTGACGCCACTAAAAGATATTATAGCACCATACAAGAAGCATATATTTACCCTTGATAGTTCCGACTGGCTGGAAGTGCCAGAGGTTTCATATATCCCTCATGTGGTTGAATTGTCGGAGCCTGAAATGAACGAATACCTGAGGCTCAACACGATGCTGTCAGTGCAGTTAAATGATGAGGTGATAGCGTTCACGGAAAACCAAAAGTTCGCAAAACTTCAAACATTATGCAATGGCTTTGTCTATGTGGATGATGTTAAGACAGGCTTACGTGAGGTTAAACGAGGCGAGCACTCGACAAAGCTAGATGAGGTCGTGGAGTTTGTCGCAAGGGCGGTATCGGAGGGTGAGCAAGTGCTATTGTTTTATGCTTTCATCGAGGAGCGTGAATGGTTGCAAGAAAAATTGAAGAAGGAACATATAAAATTTGCTGATGTGAAGGGCAAAAATGCTATCAATAAATGGAATAATAGAGATATAGAGGTACTGTTAGGACATCCAGCAAGTTGCGGACATGGCTTGAATCTTCATATTTCTGGCGCACGTATGATGGTATGGAGTTCACTCCCTTATGATGCAGAGCTATGGTCGCAAGGATGCGCAAGGCTTATCAGGCAAGGGCAGAAGAGAGGCGTACAAATTCACTCATTTATCGCTAAAAATACGGTTGAGGTGAAAAAATATAGTTCACTTCAAAATAAGCAAGAATTATTGCAGGAGTTCATTGATTTAACAAAATAATCCCTGAATTAATATTATATTTAGTATTTATTAACGAAATTGATAGTCTTTTATTTCGGTATATCAAAAATGTTTTGTATCTTTATGGTGTTCAATTAAACAAGTAGTAATAATCAAGAAAACAGAGTTATGAAAGCAACAGAATTTATCGAAAAGAGTTTTTCAGAAATGCAAATCGTAGTTATTAAGTCAATCGTTCGTTTTGGGTTGTGGGGAGATTGTTCACACGAAATGGCGAATGGAGAGACAAAAGAAGCATGGGGCTATTT